CTGAGCCAGCTGCGCGATGTCTTGCCTTTTGCAAAGTTTACCCAGTATTCCTTGGTGTACTTTTCCGGCCAACTTGGATTGAAATCCTTATCCACTGCGTTTACTCGCAGATGGTGCCAAATGTTTTTGACCTGATAGGAGAATGCACCGGGAGCAAGTATATTCCGCATCAGGGTACGTATTCCAATCTTGGCCGATGCGACGAATTTCTCCTCGACCATTGAGCGCAGTATACTCTTGGGGAATGGACCATTATTGACAAGGATAAACCGCTGATTGCCCACATCGAATGTGCCGAGTACTTCGTCATTGAGCCAGTCTACGGCCTCCTTGATCATTTCAGAGTTGCGGGATAGCTTACTTGTGTCAAGATCATCAGCGACGATATAATCGGGCCTGTGTGGGCCGTTACGTGTTCCGCGCACAGTTTGACCCATACCACGAGCAAAAAAGCCAGCGCCATTACGTGTTTTAAATTCTCCTGTCTCCCACGAGCCTATTGACTTCTGATCACCGAAGTCATTTTTGAAAAGGCCGTTATGCTCAAACTGTGCTTGGATGTCACTTAGCAGTATGTTCGCTATAGTGTTGTTCTGTCCTATCAGGATCATACACATCAGCTCATTATGCGCCCAGAGAAATAGCGGGTATCCGAGGTCTGCATGGATAGATTTTGCGCTTCCCCGAAACCACTCCAGGATCAAGTGAATGACAGGGAACTTCAACAGCAGGTGAGCGACATAAATGTGATACCATGCACACTTTGTTACTTTGCCGTCTTTGCCTTTGCAGTAGTATTCAAGATAGAACTCAAAGAATTCTCCATAGTTGCCAAGCAGCCTTTTTATGCGCTTGTCCTTCTGCTCTGCCGTCTCGGTAGGAAGGTTAGATGTAGACTCAGAGACACGGCGACAGTGATCTTCAAAGTCTTTGAGGGTGTATGCTTTTTCCTGTACCATTACTTACTCCCTTCTGGTTTGATGAGTTCCTGTAAATAGCGCATCTGATACGGCATCATCTTCTTGACCAGTTCCAAGTCCTGAACACGAACCCAGTTATTGAATCGCATGAATGCAGCCGTCACGATAGAGGGGCTGACCTTGCGATCCAGCTTGTCGATAGCGGCAGCGAGTTTGACCAGCGAGTCGGCCTCACTTGAGTTGACAGGGCGATTATCCTTCTTAGCTTTCTCCATGATGTCAAAGGCTTGATTGTAGAACTCGCGCACCAGCTTGTCAGGGCTGAGGGCGTCCACAGCTTTCTTTTGTTTCCAGTTGTCAGCATTCGCCCACTTACTCACGGTCGCCTCAGTCGTATCAAGCTGATCGGCTATTTCTTTCTGCGACAGATCGGTCTCCATGTAGAGGATGAAAGCCAATCCCTTCTTCGGGTTTTCTCTTGCCATTGCGTTGTTTTTAGAATCAGTCCCCCTTCTGCTTCGCAGAAGGTAACCACGCTGCAAACTTCGCTTTTGCCGAAAAAACTTAAAGGTTTTGTATCTCTGAATAGGTCTGAAAAACTATTGAATAGTAGTACAGAACTATTCAGAGATATGTGATTTGGTGAGGGTTTAACGATACTACATTTTTGCTACCGCAATCGATAAACAGGTAAAAAAAAACGCCATGCCAAAGCCAATCAAGATACACACACAAGCACCCAATAGCTACGGCATTATTGTGTTGACATCGGGTATAGACTGGACGCGGTTTGATGCTAATCCGGTAATGCTGGATTCGCACAATGATACGCTGATCCTTGGCAACTGGAAAGGTCGCACAGTAGAAGGCACTGATGTATCATCCACTCCAAACTTTAATGAGGAGAATGAACATGCGGCATCTAAGATGCAGGAGTATGAAGGCGGTTTCCTGAATGGTGCAAGCCTCGGACTTGATTTCGACTGGGATGATATTCAGATCAAGCCGGAGCTTGGTTTCGGAGAAACACCGGTACTCGTCAAGTGCGAATGCTACGAGGCTTCGCTTTGCGCTATCCCTTCCAATCCCGAAGCGCTGAAGATGAAAGCGAGTGGTGAAAGTCTCAACCCTGAGCAATTTAGAAAGAAGCTGCAACTCAAGTTGTCAGCAAGTAACACGTCACAAAACAATCAACATATGCAAGATTTAACCCTTCTTAAAAGCGCTCTGAAACTCGCAGTGAGTACAGGAGATAGCGATACTGTGGCCGCTGCTATCGGCAAGATAAATGAGGGCGAGGCTGCCATACAGGAACTCGCAACCTTAAAGCTTTCTATTGCCACTGAGAAAAGCGCTGAGATCAAATTGGTGCTGGATGAGGCGCAAGCTGCTGGCAAATTCACTGTCGAAGAAAGGCCGGAATACGAAGCGCAGGCAAAGCTCAATCTCGCCTTCACTAAGAAAGTGCTCGGCCTCGCTAAGCCAGCTGCTGCGCCTGCTGGTAACCCGATCAAGAAGCTTCTGACGAATGGCGGCGGCGGCAAGGTCGATGGCAACATTGAGTTGTCTAAAGAGACCTATGACAAGATGCATAAGGCGGGCACTCTGTTGGCTCTGAAGACCAATGATCCCGATACCTATAATGCGCTTCTGGCTGCCAAGAAGGAGGCCGTGAATGCCAGCGGAGTGGTCACCCCTAAATAAGGAGATCAGTCATGGCACTAAACGGACTATCAGACGAGGCAAGTACTACCATTATTTGCTTCATCATAGGCGGCATACTCTCCCTTATCGGGGTATACGTCTCCCTCAAACTCTCCATCAATACGCTGGAGGTACAGCAGGAGGCAAACGAAAAGGAGATTTCAAGGCTGAGGGGAGAGATCAAAGAGGTGAAAGGAGAGCTGAAGGATTCCATCAATGAAATGAAAGACCTCCTTCAGGATATCAAACTTGACATCGAACGCATACGACCATAGACACAAAACCATAAAAACCCAGAGCCCCGCCACCGTGCGGGGTTTCCGGGCACAAGAAGTCACTAAAACAAAAAACACAAAATGAGACGATCAAAACCAAACTCTAAACTCGGCGCGCTATTCAACATCCTGATAGCTGTCGCCTTCAACTGCCTCATGGGGGTTATGTTGGGAACTGTATTCGCAAGCCCTGTCGTAGCTGTAGTCGGCGCGATTGCCACGAATGCAATAGGTGTGGCGCAAAACTGCGCACGTATGTATTACAACTATCGCGGATTCACATTCGCTGAGCCTGCCATCTTTATGGACGGCCTGAATAAGGAGGTGTGGATTGATCAGCTGATCGATCAGCTTCGTGCTGACAAGTCTTTCATCGAGGATGGAGAGAACTGGGATGAGTGGGTCGAGAATGATGCCATCAACTTTGCAGCGGTGGGCGGTGATCCTGTAGTGCACATCAATAACACGGTATGGCCGCTGGTAGCAGCTCCAAGAACGGATACGGCGCTTAAGGTTTCTCTTGATACCTTCTCGTCTACACCGACACGTGTGCAGCGCATAGAGACCGCAGAGCTGGTATACAACAAGCTGGATAGCGTAAACAAACAGCACGTCCTTGCGATCATGGAGCAGTATGGTATTTATACCGCTTGGAATTGGGGCGCAACGGCAAACAGTCTGGCTACACCGGTGATAGTGGCTACAGGTGCTATTGATCCTGCGACTGGTGTGAAAATAGTTCTGGCGGCTGATATAGCAGCGCTTGCGAAAGCATTTGATGATCTTCTTTACCCGGATGCCGGACGTACATTACTCATGAGCCCTCAGGCTATCTGGAGTCTGATCAATAATGATCCTAAGCTGACTCAGCAATTCGGTTTTCAGGCTAATCTTGGAAGCATACCGGGAGTGATCAATGACTATTATGGTTTTAAGATCCGGAAGTATGTCTATGTGCCGACATATCGCCTCGTGGGTGGTATCTGGACAAAGAACGCAATGGGCGCTACTCCTGTAGTCGGTACTGACTTCAAGGGTGCAATAGCCTATATCGCTAAGAATGGTATCGTCAGGGCTTGGGGTTCTGTAGAGTTCTTCTCTCAGATGAACGAGCCAACCTATCAGGCTGATATGGTCAGCTACGCGGTGCGTGCTATCGCTAGGGCTAAACAGCAGGCGAGGATAGGTGTGATCCTTCAGACTACATAAGAAAACACTAAAAAGGGGATGGAGGTGTCCTGTGTCCATGCAGGCCCTCCTAATTTTTAAATCATTCATCAACGCAAAAAAATCTTTTATGTCAAAATCAAAACTGCCGATACCTCCTAAACATAAAGCCACTGCACTGACTGTGGCTAAGGGAACCGGACAAAACAAGGTGTACATCACCGAAGATGGTCACGCATACATAGAGTCAAACAAGGCTCTCCTGGAGTACCACTGCCGCACCAATGGCAAAACATACTGGGAGGTAGAAGCTGAGCCGGAGACTGTCGCTACTGAGAAAACCGAAAAGGAAGAAAAGGTTCTCGCTGAGGACAAAACGGTAAAGACCGAAACCAAAGTGCCTGAGTCTGCCATATCCGCTGAGGATGCTAAGAAGATGGCTGAAGCTGCCGGTTCCGCTGGCGCTAATACTGAGCTGATCGAAAAGCTCAAAGGCCTCACCGTAGAGAAACTCGCTGCCCTGACTAAGGATGTGCTGAAGGGTTATGCTGATGCGCTTAGCATCACTGTAGCTGATACAGATACCAAGCCTGTCATAGCCGAGGCCATACTCAAAGTAGTAAACGCCTAAATAGGAAACCTTAGAAATATCCAACCGTTGCCCCGCCATTGTGCGGGGTTTTCGGGTGAAAGGAATTCAATTTTAAACGGGCTTTAAAGCCATATTCATTCAAATCAAAACTACCTCATGGCACTACCTGAAGTAAACATAAGAAGAGCACCCGGTCTCGGTCGCCAAACACCAAACGTAGATAATGTGTCAAGTCTGATCTGTGGCGGTGTAGCCACTACAGGCGCTGGTGGTACACAGGCGCTGGCTATCGGACAGATCGTACAGCTCAATTCAATACTGGACGCTCAGGGCTATGGCCTCAATGATGCCTATGACGCCGCTAACAGCATACTGGTATATCATCACATCAAACGCTTTTTCAAACGCTGTCCTTCAGCTACGCTGTATCTGGTGCTGATGCCTCAACGTATAGCGCCTGTCGTAGCTGTGAGTGCCACAGTCGATTTTGAGATCACAGTAGCTGTCAACGGCTCCCACTGGTCAGCGGCCATAAATACACTCGCACTGGTCGGCGCACCTGTCGCGCTGTCGACCACATCTACCTCCAGTCAGGCAGTTGATATTGTCGATGCGATCAATGCCTACACCGGCACATCCGGATGTACGGCCAATGCCACAGGCAGCGGATTTACCGTGACCCTGCCGTCAGCTCTCGGCGCGACGCTCAATACAGTAGTGCCGGTGATCACCGAGACCGGTGGCACTACCTCTACAGCTACGGCCGCGACAGGAGGTGTGACAGGCGTGACAGGCGGAGCGGTCAAGCTCTCCGATATGCTGGATATCACCAACGAGTACGCTGCCTATATGCTCCGCTCTGTATTGAGCACCAGAGCAGCCGCTAAGCTTCAGGGGGGCATTCGCCAGCTGGGTGCTGTACTCAACCCTGATGCAGCCGCGTTGGCCGCTGAGACTGCCGTGTCGGGCCTGTCTGATGATACCTCACTGGCGGTGGCTAAAGCACAGGCCCTCGCCGATTATGCTTACGCTGCATTCTATCCTGTAGATATCTTAGTTGAAGGCCGTTATTTCAACGCCACCCCTACTGCCGCCATCAATGCGCGTGGCCTCGGGTCGGGTCAAGTCTCGCTTGTGATAGGTGCTGACCCCGCCATCTCTACCATAGATATCGGTGGCGACCATCCTTATCAGCACTATGCAGCTGTAGGCGACGCGCTCGGCTGCATGGCGCAGTGTAAAGTAGACGAGTCAATCGGCAATACGAGCCTTAACCTCACAGATACTGCGGACGGCAGTTTTGTGACAGCGGGATTGTCCAGCGGATTGGGTATAGACAACTACAGCGCAGGTGTAGTTGTTGGCGGTCGCGTTGTCACCGGCCTTGATACGCTCTATGACAAGGGTTATATCATACCGAGGATCATACCGGGACTGGATGGCATCTACTGGGGCGGTGGCCCTACATGTACCGCTATCGATCAGGATGACGCATGGAGCGAAGATAGCAGGACGCTCAATAAGGCCTCCATCTATGTCCGCAGGTCATTCCTGAAGGAGATCAATGCTACTGTGCCGGTGGGACCTAATGGCGCGATACTGCCGACCAAGGTCGCACAGCTTCAGGATGCTGCCGAGAAGATGCTGGATCAGTACATGGCGGGTGAGATCAGCGGCAGAAAGGTCACCATCACCACTACCGATGTGAACGGCAATCCGATCAACTTCGTGCAGAGCGGCGAGATTATTCCATATGTCGCACTGATCGAAATCAACGGTGTGGCGCGCAGCATTGATGGCACTATATCACTCGTTAGCTCATTGTCTTAATCAAATTTCGCAAGCAAATAAAAATCACTCTATATGGTCGAACAACAATTAGTAAACGGTAATGCATATGATTGGGTCAGCATTACGATCTCTCTCCTCGGTAATGAGGCAGTGGCAGGAGTCGCCAGCATCACCTATAAGGATAAGCAGGAGAAGAAGGATAACTACTACTCAGGCAAGTTTCCTACCAGCCGTGGCCGTGGTCAGGTGAAATATGAGGCATCTATCGAGCTGGAGGAGGTCGAGATCAGGAGGATACTCACGCGCGCCAATGTCAACGGCCTGAAAGATGTCCCGCCGTTCACGATAGTCGTCAGTTATCTGCCTGAGGGGGCTGTGGTGCCGGTCATTGATATCATCACATTTGCAGAGTTCACAGGTCAGAGCGTCGAGACCAAGGCAGGCGATACAGGCCTCGCGCAAAAATGCGAACTGATCATCGCCGGTATCAAATGGGGCAAGGTAGCGGCTTAATCATTTTCAAACCAAAATCAATATACAATCATGGACAAGACAGAAAAATTACCTGGTGGGGCCACAGTAGAGCAGCTTAAAGACTGGAAGGAAAAATATGGTGAGGTCTTTCTCGTATCCGTCACAGATCGCAGTGGCAAGCTGATAGAAGGCATATTCAGAAAGCCTAACATGGCTGAGTTTTCTAAGGCTGTCAAATTCCTCTCTCCTGATCCTAGTGACCCGACGCCTAAAGACCCTACCGATAACGATGGTAATCCACTGCTCGGTGAGGACGGCAAACCTGTCAAGGCATCAGGCTTCCCGCGTGATATGATGAGAGCTGGCACGATCTATTATCTGGCTTGCAGACTCGCAGTCGATCCGGAGATGGATAAAGATGAGGAGGTCAAGGCGGGAGTATGTATTCAGCTGGTCAAACAATTCAAACCGATTGAGGCGACCATAAAAAACTTGTAGCAGCCTCGCGGATAGACCCGCGCGATGGCTATGACGAAATCACCAAGGGCTTTGCCCAGATAGAAGCCGTATTCGGCTACACTCCAGCCCAGATACTCGACGAAGAGCACTGGGCTGAATTGTATAACAAGGCGATGTGGGTCAATAGGGAAAGGATTAAAAATACGGCGGTCATGCTTGCCAGATTATTCGGCGCTAAAGAAAAATAACATGTCAGTTACTTCAGGAGTAGATTATCAGATACGGGTACCAGCCATCGGCCTCAATGAGTTCGATGCTGTCGCGCGTAGTATAGCTGGTCTCACTCGCAGCATTGGCGAAGCATCTAAAAGCATAGACCAGATCGCCGCGCAGCTGAACCGTACTGGTCAGGGCCTGCAATCCGCAGCCGGAGGCGCGCAGCACTTTCAGACTCAGATGCACGGCATGTCTGCCAGCACTGAGGAGGCTCACGGCAGTATCGGTATGCTCACCGAGGGTCTCGGCGAAATGGCCGCAGCGGTCGGCATCGCATTCAGTGTGGAGAAGGTGGTAGAGTGGGGCAATAAGATTTTGGAGGTGACAGCAGAGTATCAGGGATTTCAAAACCGGATCAAGTTTGCCTCCATTGACACTGCTGATGCAGGAGCGAATATGGACTACCTGAGCAAGGTGGTCAAGGATATGCACCTCCCCGTCAAACAGGTGTTTGATGGTTTCTCTCAGATGGAGGGTGGCCTGAAAGGTACAGCCATACAGGGCGATAAGTTGCGTAATCTGTTTACAGGTGTTTCCGCTGCTGCGGCCTCGCTGCATCTCGGTGATGCAGAGCTACAGCGTACACTTTATGACTTTAAGGAGATCGGCGAGAGAGGGCTGTCTATGCGCTACGAGGCATCTCTGGCGGGTAATCTCCCCGGCATCAATGATGTAGTGCGCAAGACCTTTGGCAAATCCATGCATGAGCTTCAGCAGGCAGGTATGTCAGGTACTGACTTCCTCGCCAAGCTCGGCCCTGGTCTATTTGAGTATTTCAAATCGGGCCTTGCGAATTTCGGTAGCAGCCTTCAGGCATCTATCAATGATACTGCGAATGCTGTCTACCTGAAGCAAGTCGAGGTAGGCGAGAAGCTGGAAGGCTTCTATCTCGGTCTCATGAGTGATATGCGCGGCTTTGTTACTACAGCCGGAGATGCAGTGATTGAGAGTATTGACTTCATCGGGAACCACTTTGGTGATGTGCGCAATCAGATCAATGAAATGAGCATAGTGATGGCAAAATCACTCAGCAATATTGACACTGGAGCTATCCTCCATTCAGCAGGTGAGGTGTTCAATGAATACGTGCATAATATCTGGTCGGGTCTTAAACCATTGATAGAATCTATCTGGCAGTTTAAAGACCAGGCTATTGCTGTTTTCGGTTTTATTGGTCAGGCAGTCGGCGGCCTTATCAGAGGTCTTGGAGAGTATTTCGGTTTTGTATATAAAGTAATGGCGGGTGTCATAGATGTGCTACATACGGTTTATGTTATCCTTGATAAGCTTGGAATCATCGGTGAGGTGGTATCTGATTTTAAGTTCATAGGGGCAGTTCTGGAAGGCATGGGTAAAGAATTTGAGCGTATCTATAACGACTACATAAAGCCAATTTTAGACGCCATTAGCAAAGCATATCACATGGTCAAAGACCTTTTGGGTATAAAGGACTCAACCTTAAATGTAAAGTATGAGGCTCCTAAGGATACGTTCCCTTATGCACCAAATAATTTCGGGTTTGGCTGGAATGGAAAGGGAGAGCAGGCCATAGATCCGTTTGGCACAGCTGCCGAAACCAAAGGCAAGAATGACAATATCCTCGCCGAGACTCGCGGCGGTGTCAGCGCGGCTGGTGCTGGCAATCATGTCCGCAATGTGATCGTGACCATCGAGAAGTTTGTCGGCATAGAGAATATGACCTATGACCATGCCGTGCACAATACGCGCAAGATAGAGCAGGTTGTGTCAAACATGTTTACTAACAGCATACGCGATAGTGAGATCGCACTGGGACAGCAATAATGGAATATAGAATAGAAGTAGGGACGCTCTTAGGCATGGCTTTCGGCCAGCGCCTAAACCTGTATCAGCTTGATACAGATGCTAAGCAGCGTGTCGTTACCCTTCAGGCTGATGAGCAGGGTGAGGGTCTTGGCTTGTTGGGCCTGCCGGTGTTTCAGTCTGTAGTGTTCTCCGATCCTCAGGAGGCCAATGGCAAGGTGCTGAATCTCAATGACTGCCTCGTCGATATCTCCATGACCCGCAATATCGTAAAGACGCCTGTCGTAGGCCGTGACGGCACTGTCAAGGAGTTCATAAGCAATGGTGACTTTGATATCAGTATCAAGGGCCTCTTTATCAATCAGGCGCATCCTGATGTGATTCCACAGAAGCAAATTACAGAGGCGCTGAGGTGGTTTCAGAAAAACCGTTCTCTTCAGGTGTCAGGCAAGATATTTGACATCTTCAAAATATTTAATATCGTGGTAGAGTCTTTCCACATGCCACAAGTCCCCACTTTCATAAGTATGCGCCCCTTCGAACTCAAGTGTGTGAGCGATACTGACTACATCATAGACCTCGACAATAATGTATAACAACGGCGCACATATCACTATCGGTTCGCTGCCTCCTATCGAGGCGGTCGCAAAGGTGCATATCAAAAGCACGTGGATAGAAATGACGGACAAATGTACGATCACCTTCCCGCGCAATGTCAAAATGGGCAATACGCCGATCAAGTCCCTGATCAAGTTGGGTGACAAGGTCAGCGTCGGCACCTTCTACAACGGTGATCACTACGTCGAGTTCGTGGGCTATGTGAGATATGTCAAGCCGACGACTCCCCTTCAGATAGAATGTGAGGATGAAATGTATCAGCTGAAGAAAGGTTCCTATACCAAGAGCTGGAGCAGCGCCACCCTCGATGATATCATTCAGTATATCTATCCGAATAGTAAGCCGTGGAAAAAGGATCAGGGAGGTAAGCAATATAAAACCTTTGGCACGGTAAAGGTGGGCGGGTTTTCAATTAGCAAAATGACACCAGCTAAAGTCCTTCAGGAGATCGAGAAAATACTTCCGGGTTTTAAAGCATTTTTCCGCACCATGCCGGGAGACTTTGACCCCACGCTGATAGTGGGTGTCCCTTATGACTCAGACAGTCAGGAAATCCACACATACCACTTCAATAAAAATGTGCAGCCGGGCCACTCGCTGGAGTATCACACTAAAGAAGATTTAAAGATCAGTGTCACGGTAACAGTTCAGGAGCCAAATGGCAAAAGACATGAGTTTAAATTAGGAGACTCGGACGGCGAGCAGCATACGCTCCACTATTACAATCTGCCGCTTGACACAGCAAAAAAGATCGCGGCCTCTGACTATAAGAAACTAATGTATGACGGCTATCGCGGCTCACTGACAGGCTGGGGCTATCCGCGCGTAAATCATGGCGACATCGTCAACCTGCAAGGTAGTAGCGAGGGCCTGTCAGCAGATCAGGTAGGGTCCGACTGGACTACCTCCGGCATATTAGTCACAGCTACTACATACCTAACTGATGGCACCAATATATCCGTACAGGTGGGCGACCAGAATCACACACAGCAGGTCGATCTTAATTTCTATCAAAGCAGCGGCGAGGATGTTCCGCTCTCGACACAGGCCCTGACCACTGCCGCTAATAAAGAGCTAATGGATCGTACCGCCGCCGCCTATTACATCGACGAGATCAATATAGACTTTGGTATGAGCGGATATAAAAGGGAATGTAAGCTAGGCCCTCCGGCGCGTGGCATGACAGATTTTACAGGCACCGAAACATATAACCCATGATAGCCACAGATATACTGGTAGATGACAATGGCGACAGGCTGATCGCAAATGGGGACTTCGTAGTTGGCCCTTCAGATGCGCAGCATATGCAGCATCTGCTCTGGGCCACACCGGGCACCTATAAGCAGAATCCGCAAATGGGCGTTGGTATTTTCAATATGATCAATGCTACTACTGGTCCTGTAGATATGAATGCACTCCGCTCCCGCATT